TTCGAAGCCAGCAGGGAGGACATGGCCGAGCCGCCCGCGGGCGCGCCGGCATACGCCCGCGACCCGCGCAAGCTGGGGGAAGCGCTCTGGCCGGGCAAGTTTCCAGCCGACCGACTGGCCAAGATCAAAAGCCGATATAGGAAAAGCGGCCTTCGGTGGTGGAACGCGTTATACCAGCAGCGGCCCAGCTCGGCAGAGGGAGAAATCTTCAAGCAGGAATACTGGGGCTACGCCACCCAGGCCCAGGTCAAGGAAGGCACGATCTGCAAGATTCAAAGCGCCGACACGGCCCACGGCGTCAAGGACAGCAACGCACGGTCGGTGATTGCCACCTTTGCGGTGATGAAAGGCGGCATGGCGGTTTTGATCGACCTTTGGAAAGACAAGGTGGAATTCCCGGCGCTCAAGCGGCAGGCCAAGGCACAATACAACAAGCACGCGCCCTACCGGGTTTTGATTGAAGACAAGGCCAGCGGAAAGGATCTAATCCCCGAACTGGCCGAGACGCTGCCCCGCGACATTTTGGTGGCGGTCGAGCCTGCAGGTGATAAGATCGCAAGAGCCAACGCAGCCGTGGGCATGGTCGAGGAAGCACCGCAGGGAGAGCAAGACCCAAAGCGCGTGCTGCTTCTTGAGGGCGCGCCGTGGCTTAAGGAATTCATCGACGAGCTGGCCGGCTTCCCTACAGGAAAATACGCCGACCAAGTGGACACCTTCACACAATTCTGCGCGTGGTATCGCACCGAGTGGCGCGAGCCAGCCGAAAGAGTTTTAATCAACCGCGGGCGACGAGATCGCCGCCTTTACGATTAGGAGCAGTCATGGCAAAGAGCAGAGACAACCAGGCGCTGGTTCACCCCAAAGACCGCCTGACACCCAAGGCAGCCAACCGGCCATACACCACGGTCAAGAACCGGGCGCCTTACGACCCAGAGGCAGAATTCACCGAGCCCACGCTGAGCGCCCACGATTTTCACAGGCGCACAGCAATCGAGAGCAAAGCCATTGAGCGCGGCGATGTTCAGATCAGGGGAAGGATCGCCGTGGTTCGAGCCTACAAGGACGGCAAGATGGCAGAGGCAAAGCCCGCGGGGGCAGGGAGCCAGCGCGGCTGGGGCCTTGGTTTCAGCACGACCAAGGAAAGCGACCGCCACGTGGCCAAGACGGGCACGAAATACTACGTCGATTTTGTGCGCGTTGAGACCTTGGAGCAATTCAAGCGCCTGACGGCTAAGCCGGAATGGGCGACAGCCAAGCTTCTAGAGACCTTCGGAGTTGATGCCTTCGATTTTGGATTTGAAGACAGCGTGGGAGCAGGCAGCGTGGTCGGGCCGCCCAACAACGAATACACGCCCCTGCTCGGCGGCCCTTTTAGCAAACAGCTCTACCTTTACGACTATCTCGATATGCACGCAAAATGTTTCTGGGCAAAGAATCACCACCCGTTTGGCAAGGCCATCGTCAACACCCTGCGCGCTTACATCATAGGCAAAGGCGTGAAACTTCTTTTCAAGAACCCGGACTGCCAGCGTGCATGGGATGAATTCGAGAAGCGCGTCGATTTCCAAGACAAGCTACGCACCGACGTCGAAACCTTGATCTGGGCTGGCGAGATCATGACCGAAAAGCGCATGGACAGCGAAGGGCGCCCGACCATTTCACAGATCGACCCCAGCACAGTCTGGGAAATCGTCACCGACCCGCTGACGCCTGAAATACCAATTTATTTTCACCAGCAATTCCCAACCCAGTGGCAGCTCACCTACAAGGCCAGCGACAAGAGCAGCGAATATGTGATCAACGACATCGACGGCAGCAAGGTCATTCACATGAAAATCAACACGGCCCCCGGCGAGAAGCGCGGCCGTTCGGATTTGTTCGCCGTCCTGAGCTGGCTCAAAAGATTCCGCGACTACTTCAACGCCAAGGTCGTCAAGGCCCAGATGGAAGAAAGCTGGGCGCTGGATATTGCCGTCGACGGCAGCCAGGCAGACATTGAAAGTATCTCAGCCAACAACGATGTGACCCGTGTGCCGCCCGCGGGATCGGTTCGCGTCCACAACAAGAACATAGAATACACCTACCTTCAGCCGACCAGCAGCAGCGCCCAAGGCCGCGACAACGTAGGCGAGCAGCTCAAAAATGTGATCGCCATCGGAGCAGGGATAGCCCCCGAGTGGCTGGGCGAGAGCGCCGCGGGCAGCACCGCCGAGACCGCCCGCACCAAGGAAGGCCCGGCCAGTCGCAACATTGAAGACAAGCAGATGGTTGCCGAGCGATACATCCGCAAGGTTGCCGAGTTTGTCATGGAAGCGGACGCCACAATTCCCGAGACCCAGATCAGGGTGGCAAGCCTTGGCAATTTGAAGCAGGCCCTGCTCAAGCGCGACTGGAAGGCGCTGCTCAAGGAAACCACCGCCATCTTGACGGGCGGAGTAGCAGCAGAGCCAACCGACAAACACTTTGAAATAATTTTCCCCGAGGCCGCGGGCGAAGACAGGGCCGCCAAGCTGGACGCCATCCTGCAGGGCGAGGCTGCCAGATTCATCAGCCACGAAAGAGCCTCCACGATGTATGCCAAGGAAATGAATATCACCGACTACGACGCCAGCGAAGAAGCGGCAGAGATTCAGGCAGAAGCGGACATGGGAGGCGGCAACCCCGAGTGGGCCAACGCAGCAAGGGGCAATCAGCCCGGCAAGCAGGGCCAGAACCAGGCGGCTGCAGAGGACGACGAAGACAGAGAAGACGACGAGGAACCCGAAGCTAAGGGCAAGAAGACGGCACCCGGCAAGCCAGCAAGGAAGTAGCGCATGGCCACGATCAAGGGAGCCCAAGGCGGTGGCTTCCTGACACAAAAACAGGTCATTGAAATGCTCTACGCTCGATCCATGCGCGTGCTGCGCGGGCTTGAGAACGAAAGCGTTGATCGCCTGATGAAGAAATACCGCACGGCGCAAGACCGCCTGGTCGCCACCCTTTTTAATCTTTACGGCGACACTGACGGATGGACATACCAGCAATGGGTGGACAGCGGAAAAATGCGCGCCCTTTTGCAGGCGGTTGAAACGGTGCTTTCAGATCTGCAGCAGGCAGCCGACACCGAGATCGGCAGGGGGGCGCAGGTTCAATTCTTTCAAAGCTACGACCAGACCAGCTGGGCGCTTGACCAAAGCACCCCGCCAAACACCCCGGTGCGATACGCCCGCCCGCCCGAGGATGCTGTGCGCGTGCTGACCAACACGCCATACAAGGGCGCGATGTTTTCCCAGCGCATTGGCATGATCACCGACGCCATGGCCTCGGACATCCGCGACGAGCTGACCCAGAGTTTGATTCTGGGCGAGGACATGACGGCAGCAGCAACCCGAGTGCAAAAGGTAATCGGGATCACCAACCAGCAAGACCCACGCAGCTATGCCAACCGCGCCCGCGTCATTGCCCGAAGCGAAATCATGCGAGCCCAAAACATGGCCCGTGATTTTACATACGAGCAGAACAAAGACTTGATCGAGGACGGAGAAACGATCTGGGTGGTGGCTCCCGACGACCGCTTATGCCGCTGGTGCTTCAGGCGAGAAGGACTCACCGACGCCGAGATCGAGGCCAGCTCCCCAGAAGACGACCCGTGGGGCAACGACACCGAGGCGCCGCTGCACCCAAACTGCCGATGCACCAAGGAACCCAAGCTGAAAAGCTGGAAGGATTTGATCGGGCTCGATATGCCCGAAAACCTTAAAGGCGATTACCGAGGGATGCGGAACGACAGCGGACGCTGGGAGATCGCGCCAATTGAAAAGTTTGAAGACTGGAAGGCAGCCAAGGGAGTTGAGTTTGCGGCACAGGACACGGAGGAAGAATGATCACGGTCGACATGGACGAACAGCGGGCGCTGGTGATCGCGGTTGATGACGGGCATCGCACAACGCTGAGCCTTGCCCACCAAGACGGCGTCGAGCTGCTGCAGGCGATGCAGGAATACTACGGCCGCTTAGAATACGGACACGGAACCGACACCCCTGCAGACAAGAAGGGGCTGCTGGCCCGGCTGCGCGAAAGATTTTTCCCACACAAAAAAGGAGCCTGACCCATGACCGAGCCCCATCAGCCCGGCAACAGCGAGCCCGGCAGTTTCGAGGATTTAAAGCGGCACCTTGGACGCCTCGATTATTGCCCCACCTGCGGAGAAGCCATCAGCGTGCCCACAGGCCCCGAGGCCGAGCGCGCCTTTGAGATACGCTGGGAGCAGCACAAGGCCACCCATAAGCCCGAGGAAACCCAGGGAAGCCCCATTGAGGGGCCAGACGGCGCCCAGCTGCAGTCCGCCAATGAAAGGGCTAAGGAAGCCTCCCGCGCATTGGAGCAGACCTTCAAGAACGAAGGCGACCACCTGCGCGACTTGGAAAAGCATTTTGACGGGGTAAGCCGCATCGAGCGCCGGCTTCCACAGCTGATTGATTTCAGTTTCAAGCTGGCCAACGCCGTAGGCAACTGGGCCAAAGAAAAGGACTACCGCACCAAGGCGCTTAAGCTTGGCACGATTTACTGGACGCCAGCTGGCGACATCGCGGCAGAATTCACCTTCGATAAATTCGACCTGAGCGCACCGGACAACCCCGAATACCTGAAGCGAGGGTACGCCCGCCTTCCAAAACTCAACGAGCTATACCCGGCAGTTTTTGAATTGTGCATGACGCTGGGAGAACACCTCGTCAACATTTGCGACCAGCGCAAGGTCGACAAGAAGGACATCAGCTTCACCAACCTGCACGTTTTCAGCAACCCAAACACAGGCACGGATTTCTGGGCCTTCAAGATTCTTAACCGCAAACAGATTTTGAAAGCGCATCGGGTGCAGTTTTGAAAATCGTCATCGGAAACCAGACCTTCAACAGCAAGGAAGTGCCGGTGGCTTTCGTTATGGATGAGCGCGAGCGAAGCGCTTTTTTTATGACGCCCGTCAAACCAGAGGGAGAGAAGCACGTGATTGCATTTTTCCCCGGCGACATACCGCCGCACATATTGACAGCATGGCTGACAGAGAACGTGCCCGAATACACTAAAAAGATTTTGGCAGTCAAACCGGTCGGCAAACTTGAGGAGGGCGCATGAGGCTCGACCCAAAAGAAGCCCGTCTGATTGCGGAGCTGCGTGCCACACCAACAGGCAAGATCACAGCGGTGAAATTTAAAGGCGAGATACGCGCCGTCAAGATTGAGGTCGATCTGGCCATGGTCGACAAAGCCAGTGGCGCTCAAAGCCCGTTCGGCGTTTCACGTGGAACGGCCCCAGGGGAGATGCCCAAAGAGAGAAAAGTTATAAGAATTTCAGAACCCATGAAACCAGCGTCAGCCATTGAAAACATTGAAGAAACAGATAGCGAGGACGAAGCCGCAACAGACGGTATTTAAAAAAGTTTTGACACAATAGATGGTGGCGTGTTACATTCCCTTTGAAATCAAGAGGGAGCCACCACCGACTGGGGGCGGGAACCAAGCGCGGAGCCGATAAGGCGAGCGCGGGATTACCGCCTCTTTTTTTTTTGGATGCCATGCCCGCTGGAATTAAAAACCACGATTTGTGGACAAAGGCCAAAAGCGAGGTCGGCCCCGATAAGGGCGGCGACTACGATTGGGCCAAGGTCATGACGGCATACAAGGGCATGGGCGGCGAAGCCGACAAAGCGTCCGAGGAAGCGGCAGCCAGCGGGCAGTTTGGACAGCTTCTTAAAGGCAACGAAAGCGACTGGCGCGACGCCTCGCACACATTCGTCAGCCTGAACGAAGCCCAGGTCGCCACCGGTAAGCGCGAAGTCCGGTGTATCCTGATCACCGAAGGCCCCGGAAATCAGCGCGACCGCAACTATTACACCGAAGACTTCATCCGCGACGCGGCTAAGAAATACAACGGAGCCCGCGCCTACATCAACCACGCAAGCGAAGCCGAATACAAGAACCGCCCCGAAGGAGACGTCCGCGAGCTTTGCGGATTTTACCGCGACACCAAAGTCGTGATGGTGCGCGACCGAAAAACAGGCGAGAGCGTGGCGGCGGTTGAAGGCACGCTGGTGCTGGACGAAAGCACCGCGGGAAACAACGCGCTGGCCAAGATTGAGGCACAGCTTCTTTATAATCAGATTTTCCCTGAGAGCGCCGAGGAATACTGCGGCCTCTCGATCAGCGGCAGCGGCGTGCGTGAAGGCCAGGCCGAGATCAAAGGACAAAAGTGGAACCGCATCATCGGCGTGGGCCAGGCCGATAGCGTGGATCTGGTCACACGACCGGCCCGCGGCGGCGCATTCCTGGCCCTAGCAGAGAGCGCTGGACAAGCGCCGCACCTACCCAAGGAGGAAAGAACCATGATCAAGAAACTGATGGCCATCACCGCCGAGATCACCGAGGCGACCAAGAAACTGAGCGAGGCCAAGACAGACGAAGGCCGCGCCACCGCCAAGGCTGAAATCGAGAAGCTGAACGCGAAACTGAAGGAAGCCGCGGCAGCCGGCGCCGAGGAAGCCGACGACATGGCCGACCTCAAGAAGCTGATGCCCAAGAACGCCGAAGAAGCAGACGACGCCTACAACGCCCGCCTGATGAAAATCAAAGCGGCCGCCAAGGGCAAGGAAGCCGCCGCCCCCGAAGTGAAGGACGGCATGAGCGCCGACGAGCTGCGCCAGAAATTCCCCAAGACCTTCGAAGCCGTGGCCTCGCGGGTGCGCGAGAGCGAAGCCGAAAAGGGCGAGGACATCAAGGCGGTCAAAGCCGAGCTGCGCGAAGCCAAGACCGAGCTGCAGGTTCTCAAGGACAAAGAGACCGCCAGCAAGCTGCTCAGCGAGGCGGGAGTGCCCGTCAAACTGCTCAGCGTGGGCGACCTTTTGGGCTTGAGCGAAGCCGAAATGAAACGCGAGATCGAAAAAGTGCAGGCGCTGGTGGAGGCCGCCGGTGGGCGCGTCGCCATCCCCGCAGGCGCCAAAGGTGGCAAAGGCCAGAGCAGCAAGCTGGCAGGAGCCATCACCAACCTCAAGCAGGAAGCCGGCGTTTAACGCCCAGGCCTCACAAGGAGACAAAGCATCATGACATCACCCGCATACAGCTACCTGAGCCTGGTCGGCCCCTGGCCGCTCAAGATCACCACGACCGACGTCATCAATCCCGGCGACCGCCTGTTCTGGGATGCCGCCACCAAGACGCACCGCCCGCTGACCGACCCGACCAAGGGCGATCTTTTCAGCGGCGTGGCTCTGGGCCAGTGGCCGGTTTCGAGCAACCTCGACAACGGCATTGTTGTGCCCGACCCGAGCGTGCCCGCATCGCTGGGCGCGCTGCACAACTGGTTCGGCACCGTGGGCGAAACGCTCACGATGGGCGATCCGGTCTACGTGGGAGCCGATGCCCAGACGGTCGTGAAAGCGGCCCCCGGCGGCACCACCGTGGCTGACATTGTCGGCTACTTCTGGCCCGACGACGGCAACGACCTGACCGTGGTCGCAGGACAGAAAGTCCAGATTCGCGCCATCATCAACTGGCCCTCACCCAGCTTCGCGTCCTAACCGGCGCGACAAGGAGCAAAGACACCATGAGCAAACTTACAGCACAAGACATCATCAGCGCCCTGGGCGGCCAGATTGCAGCCGGCAGCGAGCGCCTGCAGGAAGCGCGCTCGGGCAAGATCGTGCGCGTGGCCGACTTGAAATACCTCAAGGAAGCCCGCGGCAAAGAAGGCCTGGGCATCCGCATGAGCGAAGGCATGGCCTCGGTGGTCGAGGAATTGGCCCCCGTTTTCATGAGCGAAGGCTGGGATGATTTCGACAGCCTCGCCAACATCGCACAGGAACACTTCGTCGAAATGGGCGAAGCAACCGCATCGTCAGCCTTTGGCCAGCTGCTGCGCGCAGGCGTGCAGATGATCGCCAACGACTGGTATCTGCGGACACCGGTGAGCTGGCCCGAATACATTCAGGAAGTCCAGAGCGACAAGCGGCAGGAATTCTACGCGCCGCTGCACCGCTCAAGCCTTCCCAAGCTGGCCCGCCCGCAGCAGCCCTACAAAGAGCAGCCGCTGTCCGGTGAGGACGTCGAGCTGATCAACAAGAAATTCATGGGCGGCGAGAGCTTCGAAGCCGAGCTGTGGGAAGACGACCAGACCGGCCAGATTCGCACCCGCGCCCAGAGCATCGGTGAAGCCCAGCGCATCATCGAAGAAATCTATGTGGCAGGACGCCTGCAGGGCCTGACCAACTACACGGTGGCCGACTTTGTCGTGCCGGCGTCGCAGTATCAGACCCGCAACGCGGTCGGCACGGTGATCACCACGCCTTACAGCGTGAATATGTATACCACCGGCCAGGGAAACCGCCCGGCAGCCTTCGCGCAGCTGAACGCGGTGACCTTTAAGCAGGGAAGGGCGGCTTTGATGAACGCGCTCGACCCGAAGGGCATCAAGATTCTCTGCCGTCCCAACCATCTGGTGGTCAGCACGCAGGACGACCAGAATGCACGCACGCTGGTCGAGAGCGACTACTGGCCGGCAGTGCAGGGCCTCAGCGGCCAGACGGCAAGCACGGCGACCTCGGGCGGCCTGGCTGGCGCCTTCAGCAAAAACACCTTCAAGGGCCTTGTGTCTTTCTCGGTCAATTACTTTTTCCGCGACTGGGCCTGGGTGATGATGGAAAAGAAGAAAGGGCCTGTCTTCCAGCGCCGCGTCCCCATGAGCGTTGTGCAGGAAGTGCCCAACAGCGGAGCAAGCTTCGACCTCGACAGCATCCGCTGGCGCTCACGCAGCCGCTGGGAGTTTGATTTCATCGACGCCCGGTTTGCATGGCTTGGCAACGACGGATCAGTGGCTGGCCTGCAGTAAGAGCAAATAGCACCAAGAAGCCAAGAACGGGGGCTGGGAGCCTTGGGCCTCGGCCCCCGTTTTCTTTAACCAAGGAGGCACCCATCATGCCTGCAACCAAGATCAGAGAAGCCGGGAAACCGGCAACCAAGACCATCCGCGCCAAGGCCCCGGCCCCCAAAGGCCCGGCAGCACCCGCAAAGACACCCGCTGACTGGAAAAACGAGGAAGCCAACGAGACCGAGAGCCGCAGCTACCGCGGCGCGGTGCGAGCCCAGCCGGTGACGCCCGAACAATGTGTGGTCAACGACAACTACAGTATTGGTAATTGGAGCCACCCGAGCTGGGTGGACGAAGACGAAAACAGGCTGACGGTGAGCCTTTGGTTTCCGACCCAGAAAGCCGCCATCGACTACCCCGAGGATGAGGCCGAGCGCAACACCAAGGTCGAAGTTTTCAAGAAACTTAAAGTCGCCTATGTCGGCGTGCTGCCGGGCGAGCCGCTTAAAGTGGACGAAGCCCGCAAGCAGCTGATCGCCCAGGGCGCCAAGATCAACAACTAAGGAGTTTCCCCATGTCAGTCGTTACAGGCGCATTCGCAAACAGAATAGAAATCCAGACCGGTCAAAAGACCGTGACGGTTCCCGGCACAGCCGAGCAATTGGGCGGTGCTACGCCAATCCCTGACGGATTCAGCCTCACCATTAAAGCCAAGGCTAGCAACACGGGCACGATCAGGATTGGTGGAACACAGGCAGCGGCACAGAACGCAGCGATGGCTTTTACTCTTGGCGCAGACCAGGCCATCAGCCTTGGCGTGAAATATCTAAGCGAAATTTGGATCGACGCCACCGTCGCCGCTGAAGGCGTCGAATACATTTCGGAGAAATAACCATGTCTGAATTTCAAGGCGGCTCGGTTCCAGCACCCAGCTCGGGAAGCAACGGCGATGTTTTAACTTTGGTCGCAGGCCAGCCCACGTGGCAGCCGGCGGGAGGT